AAATATTTGGATATAACAAATAAAAATTTTATTAGGATTTGTTATAAAAAAAACTATCAAGATATTTTAGAAAAAATCGAGAAAAATATTTTAATTGAATCAAGAAAAAACCACAATAATTCTTGTCAAGTTTGTTATTGCGATTTTATTAATGATGATAAAATTATATTTTGTGATAACAAACATGAATTTCACAAAGAATGTATTATTTGTTGGTTACAAACTAGTGAAGAAACAAATTGTCCATTATGTTTAAACATGATCTATCCAAGTCAAATTTATAATTGTTTTATTGAAAATTCCTAAAAGTAAAATTATATCTTACATCATTATTTGTTGATTTTAAAATTTCGTGCGAATAAAATTTTTGTGTTGATCCAGCCATAATCAATAAACTTCCATCACCCAAATTAAATTTTTTATTCAAATATTTTTCTTGTTTGTTTTCTTTTAATTTTCTTGGATTATTTATATCATAAAATACTCTCTTCATCATAAATTCTCTTTGTCCTCCAACACTCAAGCTAACTATGGTTGGATTATCACCAAATAAATATTCAGAATCTCGATGTGGTCTTATAAAATCTGATCCATCTCTATATTTATTAATTAAAACATTATTAAAATTAAATTTAGATAATTCTAAATTCTCAAACATAAATTCTAAATCCATGTTTAATTTTTCAAAAATTTTATTTTGAAGAGAAATTAACCATTGATCATATTTAAAATATTTCCATCTGTCATAATCTGCATTGATCCATTTATCATTCAATGATTTATCATTCAAACTAAACCATTTTTGCTGTCTTTTTATTTCTTTTCCAAAACAATAACCAGATTTAAAATCATCCATTTCATCTAATTTTTGTAAAATATTTTTTGTTTCGCTCTTATTTAAAAATTGTGGATAAAAAATTATTAAAGAATATGTACCATTCACTTCTTCAATGACGTCAGTTAGATAATTCATTTATTCATTTTATAATGATAATATTTTAAATTTTCAATTTTATTATAAAAAATTGATTTATATTAATTTTGTCATTATATTCTTAAATTATGTTAATATTTCAAACAAATGAAGAATATATTGAAAGTACAATAAAAAATAAAAAAGAAATTAAAAGATTAAAGAATTTGGATGCTTGTATCGACGATATAATTATTTTACCAAACAATATTTATAAAGAAAGTGTTTTCATATATGAAAATTTATTAAATAATTTCGATTTAAGTAAAGTTTTTTATATGAATCCATGTTGGTTAGGTTTATCAACAATAAATAAATTGTTAATATTTTTGAATGATGATAGATTTGAATTTTTTTTAGATGAAAAAATCACAATTTTAAGTGAATTATATAGATATAAAAATAAAATTGAAAATGATGAATATCAAGATATAATTGATTTTTATTTTTTCTTGTTTGAAAATAAAAAATATGATATTTTCAAATGTTTTTATTTCAAGTTTTTAAATAATGACAAGAAAAAAAATGTAATTAAAAAAATTACATCAAGTAACTATTTTTTAAATTTAAGTATTTCACGAAAATCTGAAATTTATGATGAATTTGCAAATTTAATTGAAAGTTATTCAATTCAAAATGAAATTGATTTTACTGATGTTTTTTGTTTTGATATAGAATATTTTATAAATTTAAATGAAAAATATTTTACTGACAATCGACCAAAAATCATTAAACATGAAAAAAAAATGGAATTAGAACTGTCAAAACCCAAATTTGATTATCAAAATAGAATAAAACTTATTTTGAAAAATATATTTGATGATTTTGATTGGAATAATGTTATTATCACTGGTGGAGCAGTCAATATTTTTGTTGATTCGATAATAGATATCAATGAATATAAAACTACTGATATAGATTTATTTGTATATGGAACATCTCCAGAAATTAGAAAAAACAAAATTTTACAAATATTAAATTTCATGAATGAAAAATATAAAAATAAGGTCTTTTTCATTCTGAAAAGAAGTGTCATTACCATGTATTTAATGAATTTTAATCACAAAATACAATTAATTTGTGGAAATTTTAAAAATATATTTGATGTAATTCAACATTTTGATTTAAGTAACGTAAAATGGTATTATAGTGATAATAAAATTTATGGTATGTATACTGCATTTAATTCTTTATTAAGTAGAACAGTATATAAAAATCCACAACATAAACTCGAATTATCCAGAATTGCAAAAACTGTGATTAAAAATTATGATATACCTTTAATAGACACTCATGAAATTAACTATAATAAAATTCATAAAATTTTAGTTGGATATATTAATCCAAAAAATATAGCAAGTTGTTACGATGTAAATAATAAAAATATTGATAATATTTTTATGACTTTAAATAAAAATATTTATAAATATGTCGATTGTGCTATTTTGATAAGCAATGAAAAAATCGATTTAGGAATAGTTCGTTTGTTTGATCTTAAAACATTATTTCTAAAATATGTTTCTATTCATAATAAAAATTTCATGGAACTATGGATTGAAAATAAAATTACATTGTATAACAATATTGAAGAATATGATTTCACTAATATTAATTTTGAAAACTTGGAATCAAATTTAAATATTGAATTAGAGAGAAATACAATTGATCGAAAAACATTGTTTTCCATGATTGATCCCCATAAAATAAAATATCATTATTATCAACCTGATGATAAATTATCAGATGAAGAAAACATTTATAGAATATCATTATTTGAAGGCATAAAACAGAACAGAATAACCAAAAATATAGAAGAAATAATTGGTAATATAATGTATGACGGAGATTTTAGAAATTCATTTTCCAATTGTTATTCATCAAACAAAGAAAATAAAACAAATAACATTGAATTTGATAAATTGAATTTCAATAAAATTGAAAAAAGTGATACAACACACAAAACAAAACGTAAAGCAAAAAAATCAATAAAAATGACAATTTATCAATTATCTAATAAAATCACATTTAAAATTCCCATGCTTAGAATATTTGGTATGAATGACAAATATTACGAAAAACCCAAACTGTTTATGGTAATAGACAAAAATCCCATTTTTAACCAAATTAGAGAATTTGAAAATGTTACCAAGTCAAAACTGGGAAAAAAAATCAATTCAATTTTTAAATCCAACAGAGCTGTTTCTGATATTGATAAAGAAAAATATAAATCTGAAAAAGAAGTATATCAAGAACTTTTAGATTATAGGCTCGAACAATCAATTAATGATAAATTTAAAATTAAGAAAAAAATGAGTGGGACTGAAGAAGATTTTATTGAGACCATGGTGATAGATATTAAATCTTTCACTAAAATTGTTTTCAATAATCAAGAAATTAATAGTAATCACTTGAAAAATAAAAATTTAATTAATGCAAAAGCTTATGCAGTTATAGAAATTTCAGAAATTGCCTGTATTGAAAATTTTAGTTCAAAACCAATATATGAATGTAAATATATCAATATAAAAAATTGATTTTTTTATTATATGTTTAATATTGTTTATCATTATGCAAACAACAGGTTTTAATACATACGCATTATCATCACTATTATCATCAGGTATATCAAGGATTTTAAAACTTGATTCGTCAATGACAGTTTTTTTGAATATGTACTTGACACCATTAATTGCTGAAAATAATTTAAATGAATTATTAAAAGATATTACCATTTGTCATATTTTTTTAGTTGGATGTATTTATTTAATTTACATTTATTTTTTTGATTTTGTCGATTGTGTCAAAAATTTTAAAAAATCAAATATTGAAAAATTTCAATTAAAAACAAGACAAATTGAAATTTACAATTCTGATCAAATAGAACTTTTTATGAAATATGTGAAAAATCATGATTTTTTTCAAAGTCCTAGCACTATTGAGATCAGTGATAATAATGATTTAAATAACAATGATCCAAATAAAAATCAAAATTCTTATTATATTTATCAAAAAGATGGTGAAATAATAAAGTTTAATGACAAAAATCTAAATATTGAGGGTCATTATTTCTGGTCAACAAAAGATATTGAAAAAATTATTGAAAATAAAATTGTATCTAAAAAATGTAGATACATTACAATTTTCGTTACAACTGAATACAATATATTAAATTATATGGATCAAATTAAAAAAAATGTAGAAAAAATAAATAACAATAAAATTGAACTATTTCATTTGCAAGTTTTATCAGTTAAAGGAGTGATTAATAGTCAAACTATTGTTAATGGAATTTTGTATCAGGGTAAAAAACTTAATATGGATGAAAGAGAAAAATTATATATCAATTCTTTTTTCAGTGAAGAAAAAGATTATTTATGGAATATAATAAAATCGGTAGATACTGATCCAACCTATTTTAGTTCTTTTGGACAATCGCCGAAAATAAGTTTGTTGCTACATGGACCACCTGGAACTGGAAAATCCACTTTTGCATATAGAATTGCAATGGCATTGAATCGCCACATTTATAGTTTAGATTTGCGTGATTTTATCACAAAAGCATCTTTGTATTTACATTTTAAAAATCCAGGAAGTATTAATAAAAATATCAAAACAAATAATTGTGTTTATATTTTGGATGAATTTGATTTGGTAATAAGAAAGGCTAACAATCAAATAAAAACAGATGAAAATAGAGATAATTGGTGTATTGAAGATTTATTAGAGTTATTTCAAGGACCAGTACCAATGTATCAAACAATAATTATTGCAACAACGAATAATTTTGATGAAATTAAAAGAATATGTCCAGCTCTAGTCAGACCTGGTCGAATGACACCAATTTATTTTGGCTATGTAACTAAAAATATTTTACAAGAAATTTCAAAATATTATTTTGGTAAAAAGTTAAAAATTTACATACCAGAGACAATAAAAATTCCAACCAGTGAAATAATCGAACTAGCACTTGAAACAAAAATAAATAATGATTTCAAATTATTTGAAAACAAATTGAATGAATTATTAAAAATTGATTATTAATTTATTTATTTTTATAACCTTCTTATATTTATGCATAGAATTAAACCTATACCATATATACCTTATATACCATATAGAAAAGATAGTAAAGACAAATATGTTGAATCTATGAAAAATAATGATTATTTTCCATATCAAATTTTAGTTCATAATTTAAGAATGGAATATTTGTTATGTAATGCTAGCAATCAATCGATTGATCCGTCATCTTTTCCAAAATTATGTAAACCCCAAGTCGTTAAATATTTCATAGATAACGATGAATTTGTTAAATATTTAATTAATAACGGATCATTGGAATGTTTAAAACAATTATGGAAAAGAACATATGCATTAATTACTTTGGGAAACAAAATTAAATTTAATTTAGACGATGAATATTTAAAAAAATTATTTAAAGATGGTCATTATCCATCACCTGAATTGTTCAAAACTATATTATCCAATTTTGAATTAACTCGATTGGCTTTCATAAATATATGTAATTATAATAGAAAATATAAGTATCTCATGATCTTAATCGAAGAAAATTGCATTGATATCATAAAACATTTTTGTGACTCTCAAGAATTTAAAATAATATTTGAATCATTATTTCGATATGGAACAATTAACAAAATTAAAGAATGTCAAGATTATTTTGTTAGTAATAAAATCATTCCATTGGAAAATACAATCATAAGTCATAGTTTTGATGTATTTGATGTATTTGATAAATATGATATTTTGACGTCTAAAATTAAAACAAAAATTATGGCAATGTGTAATTTAAAAATAAAAAATATGTGTAAAAGTTTTATAAAATTAGCCATGGATTTTTCTTTACTCAACAATTGTAATTATCTCAGTTATATATCACCTGAAAACTTGTTTATTAACTCTTTCCATAATTTTAATATTAATTATTTTCGTCATTTTAATTTGATAGATTTTTTTTATCAAGATTATATAGATAATCTATTTAAAGACATTTTATCTAGTGAAACTTTATTGTCTATCAAGGACAAAAAAGATAAAGTTTATGATTTATTTTTGCAAGTGTATTTTGACAAATATCTTTATGATGAAAAAAAAAATTATACAATGAATCATCTTAGACCTACTTTTAAAATTGATCAACAAATTTTTGATAAATTACAAAAAGAAAACTGGACAAATATTTTGAATTTGTGTTGTGACGATAATAAAGAATTATACATTAAAAATATTGGGTTTTTTGTAAAACTTTTACATGAAAGTGAACAAAAATTTAAATTTGTAATAACAGAAACTTTACTTGAAATGAGTTATAATTGTTCCATGTTTAGTAATTACACTGACTTGGAAATCAAAAATTTTATGATAGTAAATAAAATTGATTTTGATATTTTGCCATTTTCACTGAGATTCATTAGTCAAATTATAACTCCTAAAAACAAAAAAACAGATGAGTGTTGTGTTATTTCCAGAGAAAAAATAAACGAAAATGATCAATATTTTCTATGTGAAAATAACCATTGTACGGAATATGAAAATATGTATGATTATTATTATCAGGTAAAAAAAATAATTTGTTGTTATTGTAATTCTCAACTAAAAGATTTATTTATAAATTGTGTTTAATTAATTTAAAATATTTTTAAAATTAATATAAAAATGATATTGAAAAATACAATATATTATAATTATGAACAAAAACAAATAGTAAATCAGATTTTAAAGCATTTATCATATGATGCTTATTTATTTGGTAAAAATGTATTCGACTATAAATTTGTCCATCAATATGATTATATTGATAATAACAAAATTAATTATTTGATTAAAAACCAACTTTTTAGAAAAAGACCTATAGTATTTGTTTTTAACGAACATGTTATGTTTAATGATTATAAAATTAGAGATTTATTTGATAATTCACAACACTACAATATTTATTGTTTATCACATACAAAAAATAATTTTTTCTACGATCATTACTTTGATTCATATAAAGATTTAATGTCTTTGATTAATAAAACACAAATTGAAATGAAAATAACAGACTTTTATTTTGATGATATCAATAAAAATTCATTTATTAAAATCAATGGTAACAGTACTATTATAACAAAAAAACTATTAAATATTTTATCAAAAAATCAAATTATTGTATCTAACAAAAACTGTTACGATAATTGTCAACTGAATTTAAATGACGTAATAAAACAAATGGAATCACAAGCAAATATAAATAAAGTACTAGTTATTGATAGTTCTGTAACTAATTTCAATGATAATTCTATTAAATACATTTTAAGAAATCATAAAAAATATAGTACTACTTTAATTATTAATACATATAATAAAGTTCTGTCTGAAGATTTTAATAATTTAATTGATTTTACTTTTATTCATGATAAAAATGATATTCATGACTATTGTAAAAATAAAAATATTGATGATACTGATATTGAAAATATTGTTGTGACAAGAAATAAAATCTGCAAATTTAAAAATAAACTTTTGAATTATTCAGAAACTAAAATTATTAACTTGACATTTTTTGATTGGAGTAAAATTTCACAGAAATCAAATATTTTAGTTGTTGGATCTAGAAGATCAGGAAAAACAACAATGTTAAAATATATATTAAAAAATATTAATGATGATTATCAAGCATCAGATGAAGGACTAATTGATTTTGATAATTCAAAAACAAATATAATTACATCACAATGCATGTTCAACAGAACAAATAAATTTATTGATTCATTTGATTATTTTGTATTTTTCAAGGACAACGAAAATTATATTAGAAATATTTATAATTGTATCAATTGCAATTCAATGTCAGCTTTGACTTTTATTAAATTAATGGCAAATATGGATGATAATCAATCATTAGTTTATGACAAAAAAGAAAATAAATTTTATTGGTGCAAAGCATTTATAAATGAAGACATGGATGAATGGGAAATTATTGAAAATAACAATAACAAAAATATTGTTTATCGAATAGTAATTAATAATAATAATCAATTTATTTAAAAATATAAAATGTTAGTTATTTTAAATGAACCAGGTCGTTATTGAAGAATTCAAATTAAATAAACTTGAAAATAATTGTTTTTCTGCAATTATTTTTGAACAAAATAATAATTTAGTATTTGATTTGATTAGTAATATGTCTTTTATTTCATCTGCGGTAGTGTTTTCTGATAAAAATATTTATGATAATCTTGTAGGTGATCTTTTTATTCACTCTTTGTATAATGATGATATTATATCGAATATTTTGGCAAGACAAAAATTAATGATAAATAAAA